GTCCTCCACCACCATCCGCCCGGTCGAGTGATCACGGTACTGGAAGTCGGCGCGGTAGATCAGGCTGCGCTTCGGCTTGCCGCCCACGACGGCCTTTGGCGCCAAAAGGAACGAAGGCTGGCGCGAGAGCTGACTGATTCCGCCGGCCTGCTGCAGCTTGAGCAGCACTTGGTAGCGCGCCAGCTCGGCCCGCGAATCGAATTTCTCGCCGTTCAATGTCACCTTCGAGTTGCCGTACTTCGGCTTTTTCTTTGCCGTGCCAGGCGCCCGCCAGATGATGCCCGTCATGACCGCCGCTCCAGCATCGCCGTTACCGCGCGGACGACCGCAAGCCGAACGGCATCATCGGGCGTCGAATGGTCCACCAGCTGCTCGGTGAATTTCTCGTACATTTGGCGCGTGTTTGCCAGCGCCTCAACTGCGGCACCACCATTCGCCCAGTCTAATTCGATCCCGTAAGCGCCGATCAGTGGACCGGCCGCCTTCCAATCACCACACCAGTCCGGCACAAGCGCCTGGCCGCGACTACTCGGCAGGCCGGCTGGTGGCGTGCCAAGCAGCGCGCCACCGATGGCAAAAAGGTTGGTCCAGCCAAAAAGCATGGCCAAGCGCATATTCGCCGCGTTCATCATTTCTCTATTTATCAAAGATGCTCCGGGGTCAATTGTGATCGGATGGGGCTCAGATGGCGGATACCGTAGGGCCGTCTGCGGAAGCGGTGCCGCCCTGCCCGCCTCGGCGCTTCTCATCCCAGGCGATGCGCGCGGCCACCACATCGGCCACCGCCGGCGTAAACGACTTGCACTGGCGCTCCATGCGCAAATTATTGAAGACGCCAGCCATTTCCAGCGGGCAGTGGCCGAAGCCGACCGCCGCGTGCTTGGGGTAGTCCTGGAGGTTCATGCGGGAGCAGGAGAGGCAATTCATTGCGGCACCGCGCCGCGCTGCGAGCCCCAGTCGAACGTGACCCAGATTCCACCTTCGCGCAACCGGTCGAAACTTCGATCTCCGAGGAACTGTTTCAGACCCGACCGATTCTGGTTCGTCAGCAGGATGGTCGGCATCTTGTCGCGGTAGCGCTTGTCGATAATGTCGAACAAGTTCACCTGCTCTGCCTCCGTCCCGTACTGCACACCCACCTCATCGAGGATCAGCAGATCAATGGATGCAAGCATGGCGAGCACCTGCGACTCGGTGCGGTCCGAATTACGGCGCCAGGTGTCGCGGATCAAGCGCACGGCGTCGATGGCCGACGTGTACATCGCTGTGCCGCCCGCCAGCACAGCCTGGGCGATGGCAGTCGCCAGATGACTCTTGCCAGTACCGGGTGGGCCGGAAAAGACCATGAACGTGCCCTTCTCGGAATGCTGGTCGAAGTCTTGCGCGAACAGCATCGCAGTCGCCAGCGCCTGCTCCATCGCGTCATCCGTTGCAACAAAATTCGCGAAACTCTTGCTACGGTACCGCAGTGGAATGCCCGACTGATTCAAGCGCGTTTCAAGCTGCCGCTGCCGCTCCGCTGCCTCTTCTTGCGCAGCTTTCGCGAGCTCCACGGCGCGCTCTTCGCCGGAACATGCCGGGCAGACGGACCAATGCATGATACGGTTGCCGAGCTTGAAGGCTGTACTGTCGTAGGCCCCATGGGCCTCGCAGTCGGCCTGGCGCGTCTCCGTCGTGATGGTGGTCTTACGTAATTCGGCCATTCTCAATCCCCTCCGAGTAGTCCAGTTTGTCGAATCCAACGTGTCGTGATGGTCGGCCTGGCGGCGCTGCGCGCGCCGGCGGTGGCGCAGCGCCGGTCACCTGCAGGGTCGCGGCCTCTGCCGCCCAGCGCCCCAGGATCGCGAACACGTAACCGGGTTTGACCTTGCCGGCGCCCTGGGCCCGCACTCCCTCCTCGCAGGCTGCGGCAGCGGTTTCGGGCTGCACACCTTGCGCTGCCAGTGCGATCAAGCGCGGATCAGCAGACTGCGTTTGCACGCCGGCTTTGCGCATCGCGATGCTGAGATCGGCGGCCGTCACCTGCGCGTCCGCCGGAGCGCTTGGCGCGACGTACGCTTGCTCTTGATCCTGCTCTTGCTCTTGCTCTTGCTCTTGGCTTTGGAGGGGCTTGATAGGGGCTTCGGAGGGGCTACCGAGATCGCGCATGGATTTCATGTGAAACGCGGTCGCGTATCTCTCGTAGAACCCTCGAAGATACTGGTTCTCGGGGAGGTCGTTATAGTCTCGCTGCACGCCCGCGCAGCGATTGTCGCGAGCCTCCAGCCGCTCGGCGATTTGATACGCTGCCATCTCGTAGACCCATACCACCTCGGCGTCGTCGTCGTACGCGCAAAACCCGGCTTCAATGGCGCTTTGAAGCCCCTTAGAAGCCCCTTCTAAGCCCAGTCCGGTTTCGTGCGCAATAGTCGCCATCGAGACGTAGTACAGGCCCAGCATGTTCGATGATGGCGCTGACATCAGGTACATGCCGACGATCACAGCTTCCATACCCTGCTTCCGCAATGCCTTGCCCGTTTTGCCGATCCAGAACTTCGGGCTGACCTTGGCATAGTCACGCATATGTTGTGCTCCGATATGTCAGCAGGTCGCGGATGGTCGAGGCGCCGACGCCGTAGCGACGTGCAAGCGACGCGTAGCCATAGCCACGCACGCCCGGCTTGTGCTCGGCGCGGATCTCGCGGACCTGGTCGGCGGTCAGCACGCGGCGGCGCGTCATGAAACCACCTCGGCCGGCAGCACGCGATTCAGGAAGTCGCGCAGCACCAGCGCCTCGTCGCGTGCCAGTTTATCCACCGTGGCGCCGCCGCGTTGCAGCTCGATCACGTCATCAAGCCAGAGGCCGACGCGGAATGGCGATGTAGATGGCGCAGTTGCGGCTGGTGCCGGTGCCGGCGCTGGAGCCGGAGCTGGAGCTGGAGCTGGAGCTGGTGCCTCGGTTGGCGCCGGGGTGATCGCCTGGCTCTTTACCTTCGGCGCTGGCGGCGGTGGCGCTGGCACACTAAACGGCGAGGCGCCGGGGAGTCCCAACGGTGCGCCGAAGGCTGGCTGGCGCGACAGTGGGCGAAGCGGCACACCGTCGCCGAGCTTCCATTCGCGGCCGATTTTCACCACTTTGCCGGCCTGGGCGTCTTTGGTCAGGTAGGAGGATGGGTACACATCGTCGGGTAGCCCCATCACAACGCGCAGTTGGGCGTCCGTGGCGGAACCGACTGCCTCAATGTGGGCGAGCGCGCGAGCGGCGCGGCCGGGCTCTTCTTTAGTTGGCTCGGCGGCCGGCGCCGCGCTGGGTACTGCTGCCGGAGGGGCCGGTGGTGTCGGCGTGGGCGCCGCAGCCGGGGTAGGCTCAGCTTCCAGACTGGCCAGAAGTGTCATACCCGTCGGTGAGACCTTGTACTGTTCGCTCAACTCGTAGACTTGCGCAGGGCGCCCCTCGGGCGTAAAGCCCCTGCTGCGTACCGCGTCGCCCAGTTCCACCAGGAAGCGCAGCTTTTCGCTTACCTCTTTCAGGTCCGCGTCCAGTGCGCCGGCGATCTCGGCCGCGCGGATTCCTGGAGTCTTGGCCATCAGGGCGTAAATTTGTTGGTCGTTCATATTCCCTCCAACTCAAAAATTGTGGTCTGCTGTGAGGCGATGCGCTGCTGCTCCATGGCCTCGGCGGCGCGGCGCGCGACGGCGCCGATTTCGAATTCGATACGCGCCCTGGCGATATCGAGGTAGTCGGTTTCTAATTCGATGCCGATGAATCGGAAGCCCTCGCGCATCGCCGCCTTACCGGTGCTGCCGCTACCCATGAATGGGTCAAGCACCACGCCGCCGGGTGGCGTGATCAAGCGGCACAGGTAGGCCATCAGGTCGGTGGGCTTGACCGTCGGATGTGTATTTCCCTTCAGTTCGCCGGCGGCGGCCGCGTCCTCGACTTTGCGCAACGTGGTGCCGCGCTCGAACTGCGGCCCGGGGTCGGCCAAGCCTTCATTGCGGTCAGCGCGACTGGCCTTGGCGCAGTAGAAGAAGCGCGCAGCGCTACCGGCATCACCACGACCTATCGGTAATGAGCCCATAGAGCCGCGCTTAAAGTTTGTTGCGGAATCGCTGGCCGGCGGTCGGAGTCCGCCCTTATCGTTAGAGTCATGACTAGACGTGCACGGGAACAGCGCCACCACTTCCGGGCTGCCGTCGTGGATCAGGTTTGCTGGCCAGCGGCCCTTACTGCTGTCGAAATCTGCTGAAGCGCTCGGTGCGCCATACGTGCTGCCGGCGCTACGTATGCTATTGGTCAGCCCATATTCAGTGCGTTCGCGGCCCTCGACCCGACACCTGTCGATATTCAGCGCCCCGGTACCGAATGCCAGCACGTTTGCCGCCACAGTGCCGACCAGCGGCTTGCGGCCCATACAGATAGGCTCATGCGCTGGCTTGACGGCAGTGCCCCACCCTTCCCACTCCTCTGCAGCGACGGTGCCGGCGAAGTCCATTTTCGCCAGGTCGCGGCTTTTGGGGAAGCCCGAACCGTACAGCCACAGGGCTTGGTCGCGCACCTCAAAGCCTGCATCCTCGATGCCACAGGCCATCCGGTGGTAGGTGCGCGCCGACGAGAACGACAGCAGGTGTCCGCCCGGTTTGAGGATGCGGAATGCTTCGCGCGACCACTCTTCGCTGAACTCCTGGAATGCGCGCATTGCTGCCGGCGCCAGGTCGCACTTGCCTGCCTCGGCCGCCATCGACTTGTGCCCGCCGTTCGGCCCGGTATCCGGGGCGTGCGAAGCGAAGCTGCGGCGCCGCTCGGCGCGCGCCTCGATGTCGGCGCCATCCCAGGCCTTACTCATGAAGCGGATGCCGTATGGCGGATCGGTCACTACCGCGTCGACGCTGTTGTCAGGCATGCTGCGCATAACCTCGATGCAATCGCCGTGGTGCAGCGTGGCACCACCGATGATGATTGGCGCCATGTCAGTACTCTTTCAATAGATCGTGGCACTCAGCCAGCAATTCGCGCTGCTTGCCGTAGCGCGCCTCGAATCGGGCCTTATCCGGGTGAATAGCGATGCGCCGCTGAGGGTCGTTATCGTCGCGCTGGTGGTGCGGTCCGCACAGCGGCAGCACCAGCTGGTGGCAACCAGGCTTTGTGCGTCCGTCGATGTGGTGGATGCTCACGTACGTGTTGCGCTTCCCGTCCTTCATGCAGGCGATGCAACCCAGCGCGGCCAGGCGGTCATGCAGTTCGATATCGGCCGGAGTGCGCGCGAGCTGGCGCGACTTCAACGTTGACTTCCGCGGCGGCATGAGCAGCTTCGACACCTCGCGGGCCTCGATGCGATCTGGCCGCGCGAAGCCGGATTGCTTCATCGGCGCGGAGCGTGGCGGCATGGGTGAGCGTTTCATGGCCACACTGCCTTGTAATGGCGACCGCCCAAGTGAATCAATTTCGGCTTCGGCGGCTCAATCCACACGCAGAAGCCGTCAGCGTCGATGGTCTTGCCTTGCTCGCACCACCACGCGTAGACACGCCAGAAAGATGCGCGCTGACCCGGCTGCTTTGGCTTCGGGTCGCCCCGCTTGTTCAGCACGAACGGACCGAAGCGGGGGTGATCTTCGAACGTGAACCCCTTGCCGGCCTGGTCCCGGATCTTGCGATCTGGCCCGCCCATGGAGATGTGGATGTACGTCACGGTGCGCGCCTCGTGCAGCGAATACACACCGTGCTGCCGGCCGCGAACTGACCGACCGAGCGCTGTCGGCGGCACTCGCCGGTGCAGGTGCGCATGGTGAAATACATCGGCGGCTTCGTGTCGGCCTGAATGGCGCGGTGCTGGCGCTCTGCGCGGGCGAGGTCGTAGATCATGATAGGATTACTTTCCATTAACTTTTTCCAGAAGCTGATATGTCCTACAACAACTTGAATCAGATCCAAAAGGCGCGACTCGAATCGGCCACAGCTGTAACCGCAGCCCAGATCGAGAAAGCAAAACATTTGCTGGCCTTGCACTTCGGCGGAACGACCAGCCCTGAGCTGACTGCCGCCATCGTTAGCGCGATTGCCGCGAATTACGCGACCACCGTGCTGTCGAACGGCGAATAGGCTCGCGCCCCACCCGCAAGTAAACGTAGGCCTCACAGTTCAGCCTCCGAGAAAAGGCGCGGCTGTACGGCGCCATTCGCATACACCGTGTCCATGATGGTGGTGGCCAGCGGCTCGTCGCCATCCCAGCCGTCCGGCCAGGTCTTCAGCGAGATTAGTTCACGGATGCGCGCCTCTTCTTCGGCATTGATCAAGTCGATCTCTGGCCGACCGGTCGCGCGTGCTGCCGAGTTCACGGCCGATTGGATGCCCAGCACGCGATGGAGGCCCATCAGCCTGGCCTCAAACGTCAGCGGACCCATGCGCTGCGGGTTGACCGCAGTTTTGCCGCTCTTGAGGATTTCGAGCCCGGCTTTGCGCAGGCGATGCTGTGGCTTGCGCAATTCGCGCCACAACAGCTTGATGCCTTTCAACGGCTCCAGATATGCCCACTGCGGATTGATCAGGATCGTGTCGAGCGCCTTATCCTCAGCCGCGAGCGGGCAGCCGATGCAGCCGGTGCGCGCGTTGACCTCCTCGGCCTCGTCCCCGCCGTAAGCCTCGGCGATGGCGGCTGTACTCCAGTCGCCGAACTCGGCCTGCGGGGCCCAGTGGCGCAGCCACTCCCACACGTGGCAGACTCGCCAGTGCAGGAGCGGCGCCAACGTGGCCAGCCGGCCGCGCAGCCCTTTCGCGTTGGGCAGAACCTGCTGATACCAGCCCTGCCCGCACTCCGCGCCATCTTTTCCGCAGCTCATTTCGATGCGCTGGTCGCGGATCGCGCTCTCACCCTGGCGCACGCCGGTGATCATCAGGATCTGGCCGTCCAGTTGGTCCAGCCGGTCGCGCAGGGCGTTCTCCATCGGGGTGATCTTGATCTGCCCCGTGCACCAGCGCAGCGTGTTGTTGTTCGGCGGTGGCACGCCGCGGCCCAAGATGTAGACCATGAAGCGCTTATCCATTGGCGCCATTACGATCTCAACGCGGATGCCGCGTTCAGCCAGCTCGTCCATGATCTGGCGCGCGGCGATGGCTAGCGGCGGCAATTCCTGGCGTGTGTCGGCGTAGAAGACCGTCAGCGACTTGGGGCGCGGGATGCGACCGGTGTCGAGCAGCCAGATGATCAGCGTCAGGGTTGCGCTCGAATCCTTGCCGCCAGACCAGGCGATGCCCCAGTGGTCGTGCTCGGCGCAGTAGGCCAGCAGAGACTGAATTGTCAGTTCGATGGAATCGGTCATCTGCAGGCGCTGGGCGCCGGCCGCGAAGATGTCACCCTGGTTCATGCCACCATCCTCACGCCCAGCCGCATCATCAGCAACGCGAAATGCAGCTCAGAGGCGCGCTGCAGGTGCGCGTGTATAGAACGCGAAGTGAATGCGACCATCGGGGCGCCGGTGGGCATGGCATCGCGCTTGACGGCGGCTGGGTTCATGGCGCACTCCCATCCGGCAGGGTCCGGCGATCGGCCATTGGCATGGCCTGCGCTGCAGCAGCGATGGCCGCTTTAGCCTTCAGGCGGGCCAGGTGCGCATCGATGTTGTGCAGCGCGGCGGCTATGATCTTGTCAGCCAGGGCGCTGCCTAGCAGTGGATTGGTGGTCATGCTGCCTCCAGTAATGCGGTGATGACGTCGCAAGCCTTGGGCGGCGCAACAGCGTTGCCGAGGACGTGCATCGCCAGCTTTGGTTCTAAGGGAAGGATGTAGCTTTCACGGAAGCCCATGCCGATGCGCGCCTCCTGCACTGAGAGCATGCGCATGCGGTCGCCATCAATCACCGCCCAGCGATCGCGTGTAGTGATCGTGCCTATCGGGCGATCCAGGCTGCGGCCAGTGAGGCCGGAGCCGCTTCCGTAATACGGAGCCAGAAAGCGATCACCGAACGTGCGGCGCCCGTTTGCAACACGGATAAGCGTCGCTGGCGCGCGGCCGGGCCTCTCGATCGGCTGCCAGTCCCCGGCATCGAAGTCGATAAAGGTGCGGGCTGGCACGTGCGCGCGCTTCGGCAGGCGAAGCATCAGTGGATGCTTCGATCGCGACCCGATGAAAATCAATCGCTGGCGGTGCTGTGGTACACCGTGGTCGGCCGCGTCCACGATTTGGATGTCCAGGCAGTAGCCGAGCGCCTCGACAGCCATACGCCATGCTGGATACAGAGCCCATTTCAGGAAGCCCTTGACGTTCTCGCCGATGAAGAATGGTGGGCGGTGGAATTCAAGCGCATCGATAACAGCCCATGCCGTGGCGCGGCTGTCGTCGTGCTCAGGATTGTTTGCCACCTTGCCGCGCGCATTCGAATTACCCTGGCAGCACCATGACGCCAGCAGTAGCTCGTGAGTCGGCACGGTCGACCAGTTCGTTTGCTGCAGGTCCTGGCATGCATGCTCAGTATCTGGGTGGTTCGCGGCGTGCGTATCCACGGCAGTCCTCCAGTGGTTACCTGCCCAGATAACCCGACACCCGGCCATCCTGGCGCCTTCAGTGAAACCGCCTGCGCCAGCGAATAAGTCGATGGCTTTCATGCCGCCGCCCAATCCGGCGTAGCCGCCTTTGCGAACGGCGACTCGCCGGGCGCGGCTTCGATAGTCATGCCGAGCTCAACCGCTATGCGGAACTCCAGCTTGGCGCCGCGCGAGCGCTCCCAGCCTGGCAGCAGCATGAGGCTGTCGCACGTCACCAACTGCGCGATATCGGCGCGCATGTAGTCTGCCCAGGCGCCGTCCTTGTCGGCATTGATCTCGGCCGGATTGACGGCGTCGAGGCCTTGCGCGCGCAGCTGCGCGGCCATGGCGTGGAAAGCCGGGAAATTGTGATCCGGGAGGCCGGTCATCGGGCCAGCGATGTAGACGCGCTTCATGCCCGCGCCCCATGCGCAGCTGGCGCGCCGAACAATGCCGCCACCAGATCGTCGCGGAAAGCCTTGAAGCGGTGCAGCCGGGGCACGAACGGCTCGTCGTCACGCACGATATGCAGATGGCGCGAAGGATCGGCCAGGCAGCGCTCCACCAGCGTACGCGATGGCGCTGGCGTACGCGGCACTGGTGGGACGCTGATGTCGGCCATGAATTTTGCGATCTGCTCCGAGTCGCCGACCAGGTGGAACAGCGGCACGCGCCGGTCGATGTACATACCGACCTTTATCAGCTTGGCGGCGCGCAGCTCGCGTACGAGCTTCTTTGCGGCGGCGCGGGTGCAGTCCAGGAAGTTCGCGGCCTGGACCGTGGTGATGTCGTGCTGGCCGAGCTCGGTGAGCAAGGCTGACAGCATATCGATGCGGTGCTGGGTGCGGGATGGGATTGTCATGGCTGGCATTCTGCGTTATCAACCGAGTCAGCTACCGAGCGCAGGACGTTGCGGGCGCGGTACTCGGCGATCCCTGCCCTGCGGTCATCCTTGGCAATCGCCTTGCGGTCCTTGCGGCGCCAGTCGACCAGGATGCGGACGAGGAATTCGATGGACGCTATTTGCTGGGCGCCCGGTTCTGTTTGTGTCTTCGGCATAGTGCCTCTCAGATTGATTTTGACGAAGCCGTTGCTTCGGGCTTCTTCTACTTCTGCTCTGCCGCTTCGCGCGCCAAGCGCTCGCAATGCCGGCGCTGCATCACGTGGCCTGGTTGGATCGGCAGAGTTTCTTCTGGCCGATCCTCGCGGTCTTGTTTCTGTTGGTCGCTCATACTGGCGATTCCGTTCATATTTCAGTGGTTGCTGGTTCACGCGCCGGCGCCGCTAGGCGCGTACTGATAGTTGATGCCGCCCATGCTGATGCGGTAGGAGTGACCTTCGTCAAAGACGCAAGCGAAGCAACGGATGGCCGAACCCACCGCGCGGCGCGGCCAGCATGGCCATGTTGTGGCCCACCTTAGGCCATTCCGGCTTACCTGGTGGTGGCCTATTATTCCGATGCCAGGCGATGAAAGCCTTCACCATTTCACGGATAAGACTGCTATGCGACATATCGGAAGCGCAGCAAACGTTGTTAAATTCGAGGAACTCGTCGGGGCTCAACAACGTCTTTACAACTATGGTGCGAGGGGGCTTTTTCATGGTGTATCTCCTGGTGAATGTGCTTCTGGCTTTCGGGTTGGAACTTCGGTACTACGGTTGCAAATTCGGAGTGAATCAAGGCGGTCCAGCGGCCAGTTGGTCGGGCGCGGCCGGTGCGGCGGCGGTAGATTGGGGTGCGGTGGTGCGCAGATATGCCCAGTTCACCGAGTCGTTCAGCTCCTCGCACCGCGACTCGCCCCCAGTCATTTCCTCAATCTGGGGGCAGTACGGGGCCGGAACGCCATTCCTCAGCCACTGTTGGACGGTTTGGTATTCGACGTCCAGCGCTGCGGCGAACGCCTTGAGCGTCGTCCATTTCGCAATCGCACGCGTCAGAGCCGCTTTTGATTTGGTGGTATCCATGCGCTGATTGTACTAGAAAAACTAGCAGATACAAGAAAAATCTGTATTGGCACAAGAAAACCTAGCGGGCATAGTTAGGGAATGGACATGCACGAACGAATAAAAGCACGCCGAACACAGCTTGAGCTTTCCTTCGTAAAGCTCTCCGAGGCTATTTTCAAAGCCACTGGCAAGAGGATTGCGTGGCAGACTATTCAGCTATGGGAAAAAGAGGATGGGACTGCGCCCAATCGCAGCAACTTGGCCGCTGCCGCTGCTGGGCTGCGCTGCAGTACTGAGTGGTTGGTTACTGGGCGAGGTACAGCTGATGATCCGGCAGAGTTGCCAGCGCCAAATACGGTGCCGGAAGCCCCTCCGGTCGCACGCATGGTTCTGCAGTACAACACCCCCGAAGAATGCGAATTGTTGGAGCAGTTCCGGCTCTCTTACGAGGATGGTCGTGAAGAAATTAAGTTGATGGCCAGCACGACGAAAAAGCGGCCATTAGCGCGTGTCGTTGGAGTGGACGACACGCAGGTGTGAAGCGCGCCGGGGATGCGCTTGGCTATCTAACTGGGTAACGGGCCATTTCTCAGCGAATAACAGGGCGAGCTCGATGAGTCTTAGGCGCTTTTCCTTACTCATGGCTCTATATGCTGCTTCCAACTTCGGGAAATTCTCCATTTCGGCATGCCTTCTGAAACGTAACCAATATTGCATCAATATAACCCCCGTTACCGATTCGAAATGAAGAAATAGAGTGCTTATCTGCTCCTACTTTTTTGAAACCCAATTGTCACAATTCTCACACCGCCGCGCGAACGCTTTGCTAACCGTTTGCACTGGGGGCCGTAAAAGTGCAACAATTCAATAGATTTCCGATGGGAATTTTCCATTATTATGAGTTGTACAAAATCCATAATAAGGAAGAGACCATGAGACAGGTTGCAAGGACCGCCGCGCCCAGTCGCGCCCAACCGAGTTGGGTCACCGTCCTGTTGCCGATCAAGAAATGGAAAGCTGCTCGACAAGAGGCGCAATTCCAGGCTGGTGTAAATTATTGGAATAACGCCGATCCTACGGAGCGGGCATTCATAGAATCGGAGCAGCAAACATCCAGTGCATTTGATCGCGGCATACTGGCCGCTCGGAGTGCTGGCGCTCAATAGATGGATCGCAAATAGCCGCCCCTCAGCTGGCACTTCCTCTCTGCACGCATTCATACAACGCCCGGTTCGCCGGGCTTTTTTCCGCCCTATCCAGCCGCATCCAGCAGCCTCCGCAACATCCCTTTTATCTCTTGCAGCTCGCGCTCCACCACCGATAGGCGTTGCTCCGTCTCTGACGGCTCCAGGCGCGCCCTGATCTCAGCTGTACGGGTTCTTCCGTTTTGTTCTGCTGCGGCATCAAGGCGTTCGACCAAGTCGACCGGTAGCCGCAGGGTCATAGGGATTGGGTTGTTCTTGTTGGTTTTTTGCATCCGGCAATTGTGCAAGGCACAGGCGCACGGTTGAGCCTTTTGGTATCTCTACGGTATCAAATCCTAAGGCATACTCCCGCCCTCTCTGTTCACCCAGCCCATCCCTGTTTCACGCATATGCACCTCCCTCCCGATCAGATTACTATTTTTTCTTGCATTACTAGTTTTTCTAGTATAAAGTCCATTTATCGCCGCAGTAGCTGCGGTTGGAGGCAAGGATGAAACCGAACTGCAACACAGCATTAGCGCTTCCCGTCAGGCAGGGATATAGCGATGGAAGCAATGCACACCTCCTTGTTGACGCAAATGGTACGGCCATCGCAAATCTGTTCGGCATTGAGTTTGGCCTGACGGTTGAGCAGGCAAAAAAGTCGAAGCTTTCGGCCAAGGGCATGCAGGTTGCTGAGTGTCTGATTAGCGGGATAAACGGCCGGGATCAGATGGTGGAAACGCTCTGGCAGGTGAATGGAACCTCCAGGCAGCACCGGCTGGTGCGCCTCGCGAAAGAGGCTCTGGTCGCCGCAGGCGAAATGAAAAAGTAGAAATCAAGACCCCTCACTGATGGAGTTCACGATGAACCAACCCGCAGCACTGGAACTGATCGAAGAGCGCACGTTCACCGCGCGCCTGCATGACCGCAATATCACCGGCTTGGCCGTTGAAAGCGCCTGGGAGGGCTTCACCAAGTTCCGCCACTCCGCTTCCGGCCTGCACTTGATCGTTCTCGACGCCGAGAAGCGCGTCGTGTCCGGATCGCCCTCGCTGATGTCCAGCCTGGGCCTGGTGACCGAAGAGCATTTCGTCACTGTGGCCGAGACGACGCTGCCGAATGGCCTCATCGTCCCTGCTTTCAAGTACGCCAAGTACCCTGCGTCGAAGGATGATAGCGGCGCGCTGCAGCTGAGCACTTCGGCGAAGCCATGGGTGAACGTCAGCTTCAACGATGCTGCAGCTGCGTGCGCGGCGGCCGGCTATCAGTTGGCGCGCGAGTCGCAGGAATTGGCCATCCGCCTGCAGGTGGTACAGCAGGCCGAGAACTGGACCGGCGGCGCCGTCGGCGTGGGCAAAGTGTTCCAGGGCCTGCACAAAGGCACGGTGCGCAGCGCGCAAGCGGCTGACTACGTGAGCGACGACCCAGAAGAACGCAGCTGGCACGTGCTGGCCAATGGCGAGAAGGTCTACGGCCTGGCCGGCAACATCTATACCGCGGTCTACGACGACGTCCAAGGGGACAGCAATGGCCTGTGCACCCGCATCGCTGACGACTCGCCATCCCTGATTACGGCGCCCTACCCTTCCGGTGCGAAGGGCATGGGTTATCGCCCGGATGGTGCCCGCGACTGGTCCGGCACTGCGCTCATCCGCGGCGGCTACTGGCACGACGGCGACTACGCCGGCGTGTTCGGGCTCAACGACGCGCTTCCGTCCGACGCCGTCGACCCTGTCGGCTTCCGCTGCACCAAAACCCTGTAGGTCTCTGGTCCCCGGTCACTGGTAACAGGCCACCGCGCAGCGGCGGCCGACTTTTGGAGATGGTCATGACACAGCAAGCCACAGCAAATCGCCCTGACAAACACCTGGTGCGCAACACGATGGGGCAACAACGTCTTGCACGCGTAACCGAAAACAAAGTGTTGGCGCCCGAGGAAATCCGCCGCCAGCTTGGCTGGGGCCTGATCGGCACGCCCACCGTTCGCTCACGCTAGCAACAGGAGATCGTGATGCACGCAAATCACGCTTCAAAGCTGCGCCTCGCCACCGGCGGAAGGAACTCCCGACGGCGCGTGAGCGAACAGCTGCATTTCCGCTACCAAGATAGCGGCTTCGAGTCCGTCTTGAACGACGGCAGTCTGGATGCGCCGGAGGACATCCCTGCAGGTGCGCAGCGCGCCGATGTGCACTTTCGCAGCGGCGCAACGCAGCTGGTGGGGCGGCAGGGAGCGGCAGCGTGAACGCGCGCGTCCTGTTTGGCGCGCCGGGCGGCTGGTGCGAGCGCAACGGCGGCACCCTGGTCGTGGCCGTGGTGATGCTGGTCGCGCTGGCTGAATGGCTGGCCGATGTAGCCGGCGCGGCAGTGGCGAGCCTGCCATGAGCTGGCTCCGCGCAATCGCCGTGGTCGGCGTGCTGGCCCTGTTCTATATCGACGCCGCGCGCAGCGATGCAGAGGCGCAGCAGCAGGTGCTGGTCGCCCTGCAGGAAGTGAGCGCGGCATGGCATCCATGATCCGCGCGGTCTGGTCCGCACGGCGCGCGGGCCACACATTCAGCCATTCGATACGACTGGCCAGCGCCACGGCGCGGGCCGCTAAATTGCTGCGGAGGGTGCATGCCAACCGAAACAGAGGAGCAACGACTGGCGCGCCTGGATCGCGCAGCGGAGCGCCAGTGCCGAACGCGGTCGCGCCTGCGGTCCAGCAAGAGTTTCCGCGCCAATGAGACTGCGGCCGAGGAGCGCGAGCGCCTCCAAGCTGTCGTCGATCGCATGCTGGCCGACGCGCGCCGCGTGCCGCGTTCACCAGGGAAGTAAGCAGCAGTACCAACTGAAGTTCACACTCAACTTAGGAGCATCATGAACACAGCCACCCACACCGAGCAACACGCAGTAGCGGCAGTAGCGAATAACCTCTTCATCACGGTACCTGAGACCACGCTGCCGTGCGTGATCGTCGACGGTATTGTCGCGCGCCCCAGTATCGTCGTGCCAGCATTCCAAGTCGGTCAGTACCTGTGCTCGAAGGGCGCGGACGGCAAAGCCATCGTAAGTGCCACCGGCAAGCCCTGGGTCGGGATCAATTACGCCGACGCGCGCAAGGCCTGTGCCGACGCCGGCTTCGCACTGATCACCGAGACCCAGGCGCTGGCCCTTGCGTTCAACCTGTTCCAGCAGGATGCAAACTGGATCAGCGGCGCCGTCGGCGACGGCGACATGTTCCAAGGTCTGCACCTCGACCTGGACGACGTCAACGAGCCGTATGCCGGCGACTTCGTGTCGAGCGATCCTTCCGAACGTCGTACCTTCTACTTGTCTAACGGCGAAGCTGTGATGGATGCCGCCGGCAACGCCGAAACCTGGGTCTTCGACGATGTCCAAGGTGACGCCAACGGTCTGACCACGCAGGCCTTTGCTGCCGACTCACCATCGATCGCCACTGCGCCGTATGCCTCCATGGAGCGCGGCATGGGTTGGCGGCCGCGCGCCGGAAGCGGCTGGTCCGGCTATGCGCTCGTCCGCGGCGGCTACTGGAGCGACGGCGACCACGCCGGCGTGTTCGGGCTCGGCAGCGCGTATCCGTCCGACGCCTACGACAATGTCGGCTTCCGCTGCACCCAACCCATCGGTCTCTGATCCCTGGTCTCGGGTCGCCGCAAAGCGGTGACCGCACTTCTTCTAATGATTCGGAGCATGCGATGAACACTCGCGACAAAGGCATCTATCAGAAATTCAACGTCACGCGGGCCGACGGCCGCCACGCCGCCGGCGAGAAGCACGAGGCGTGCGATTACTTCGTACTGGACCTGACTCATGACAGGCACTCCTACCCTGCACTACTTGCATATGCGGAGTCCTGCAAAGAAGAATACCCGCAACTGTGCGAAGAACTCGTAGCCAAGGCGACCGGCATCCTGTCCAGCACTTGGCAGTTCACGACCGTGCCAGAAACCACTTTGCCGAGCGGCCTCATCGTCCCTGCCTTTGGTGTCGGCACGTACGCGGCAAGCAAGGGGCCTATGGAAACCCTGATGATCGACGAGAAAGGAGCGCCATGGGTGGACATCTCCTACCACGATGCCCGGGCGGCATGCTCGGCGGCAGGCCTGGGCCTTCTCACTGAATCGCAAGCGCTGGCCATCGCCCACAACATCGTGCAACAAGCTGAGAACTGGACCGGTGGCGCCGTCGGGGGCGGCAAGGTATTCCAAGGCCTGCACACGGGTACGGTCAGCGAAGGGCAGCCCGGCTCCTACATCTCGTCAGATCCAGAAGAGCGCAGCTGGCACGTGCTGTCGAATGGTGAGCGAATCTACCACTTCGCCGGCAACGTCTACAGCTGGATTTTCGACGATGTCCAAGGTGATGCCGCCGGCGTCGTTGATCGCACGATCGCTGCCGACTCGGTTTCCCTGGCCACAGCGCCCTACCCTTCGCGCCAATTCGGCATGGGCTGGCGTCCTGACGGGGCCCGCGACTGGTCCGGCCGTGCGCTCTTCCGCGGCGGCTGCTGGAACGGCGGCGTCTACGCCGGCGTGTTCGGGCTCAACCACGCGCATCCGTCCTACGCCTACGGCTGTGTCGGCTTCCGCTGCACCAAAACCCTGTAGGTCTCTGGTCACAGGACACTGGTCCCCGGTCACTGCGTAGCGGTGATCGGGCCTCTCAATACTGAATAGGCAGGACGAAAATGCCAAAAACCGAATCGCAAGTACCGACACAGGCCGAGATGGGCCAGTTCTCGATTCGCGCATATCGTGGAATTGAGGTCGGTCTCGGTCAGGAAGATCCGATGGCCGACGTCTCGGCCCAGTTGGAACAGAAGCATCCTGGACACCTCGTACTGGTGCAAGTCGGCCGCTTCCTGCACGGCTACGACCGCACCGCGCACGCACTTAACACCCTCAAGAACTACCGGTTGAAATTGGTCAATACCAGCGACGCGCCACACATCCGAGTGGGTTTCCCCGCCGGGAATTTCAAAAAGCGGCTCTGGTCCATGATCGAGGAGTTTCAGATTCCATACGTGGTCTACCTGGGCAATCGCACCGATGGCTACACGCTGTACGTGTCCGATCAGGCCGGGGCCAATACTTCGGTGCTCAATGCAGTCTCCGACAAGATCGTTCTGCAGGTGATCGCAGACCTGCGCGCGCGGGGCGAGGTCAACCAGGCCGCAACGAAGCAGCTGCTGGCCAACCCCGACAGCGCCGGCTTCAAATTGAAAACGCAAGCCCAGGATCTGGACACGCAGCTACTGCACGACATCATCAAGATGCCGCGCGACCTGCGCGTCACTTTTGGCGAGAACGTACGCGCGTGCATGGCGCGTGTCATGGGCAACGTGTACGCCTACGGGACGGCGACGGACCGCCGGACGGTGCTGCACGCCATCTCGGCCGACATTGATCTGCTCAAGCACTACCTGACCCAGGCTCCACGGCTAAGCAAGCTCAAACTTGCGTTCGATCACCGCGCTGGCTTAGCCGTTGAGCTTGGTCGCCTGGTCGGCGGCCTGCTGCGCGCCGGAAAGGCAGCATCATGATCAACGAAGGGGGTGGTCTGGTAGGTCCGGCAATGCGCTCATCCGCGGCGGCTACTGGAACGACGGCGACAACGCCGGCGTGTTCAGGCTCAACAACGCGAATCCGTCCAACGCCAACGACAATGTCGGCTTCCGCTGACCCAAAAATTACATGCTTAGACGCTGAGCCTGCTCACGGAAAGCCAATTCTTGGTCGATCAGCTCCTGGGATAAACCCGAAAGCACGGCGCTGCGCCAAACCGAAGACCGCTGCGGGGCTTCCGAGCGCCGCAGCGGAAAGCGGCCCAGCGCCAGCACCGTTCCACCGCATGACCGACCTAGCCAGCCTGTTCGGATGCTGGCTGAAAGCAAAGAAGAACAAGTCCAAGAGCCCGCGCGTGCAGCGATTCGGCGACGACCCGCTTCGCTACTTGGCCAACATCCAGCAGCAGCTGCGCGAGCGCCGCTACACCTTCGGGCCGTACAAGACGTTCGTCATCCGTGAGAAGAAATTCAGGCATGTCGTCGACGCGCCGATGAAGGATCGGATCGTGCACTGGATGCTCTACGACTACATGCTGCCGATCTGGCAGCCCCGCTTCATCGCGGACACCTACGGCAACTTGCCTGGTCGTGGCACGCACGCTGCGGTCCGACGCCTGGCTGACTTTGCCCGCGCGCAGGATGCTAAATGGGTGCTGCAGCTGGATATCTCGAAGTATTTCTATTCGGTGAACCACTCGCTCTTGAAGGCGAGGATCCTGCGCTACATCGGCGACCAGGACATTCGCACGCTGCTGGTGAATCTGGTGGATTCGTTCCGCTCCGGCGACGAGCATGATCACCTATTCCCGACCACGAGCGCCTACCGGCGCACTCGCGACAAGGGAATGCCTATCGGGAATTTGCCCAGCCAACTCTTCGCAAACGTCTACTTGAACGATTTCGACCACTGGCTGAAGGAAGTGCTGCGCGTGCGCTATTACGTCCGTTACGTGGACGACATGGTGATCCTCGGCGAATCCCGCGAGCGGCTGATGGCGATCAGCGCGGCCATCGTTGAGCGACTCGCAGCTGATGGCCTGACCATCCACCCGAAAAAGGTGCGCGTGGCGCCGGTGGCCGACGGCGTGCCCTTCCTCGGCTACATCGTCTGGCCAAACCATATCTCCGTGGGCGCCTACGGCCGGCGCCGGTACCACCAGCGCCTGCGCCAGCATGAGGTGGGCGGCTACGACCGCAGCCAGGCGCTCACCTCCTACAAAGCAATGTTCAGCCATACCGGCTCCACCAATACAGGGAGATAGACGATGTTCTTCAAAAACGCACAACTTTACCGCCTGCCCGCTGGCTGGGCATTCACCGCCGAGCAGATGATCGAGGCGCTGGCGGCCCACACCTTCACGCCCGCCAGCAGCGACGAACTGCTGCGCCAGGGCTGGGCCGCGCCGCGCCCGGCCGGCGAGCTGGTCCACGTCATCAACCGCCAGTGGCTGCTGCAGCTGCAGGCCGAGAAGAAGCTGCTGCCCGCCACCGTCATCAACCAGGTGACCAAGGCCCGCGCTGCGGAACTGGAGGAGCAGCAAGGTTTCGCACCCGGCAAGAAGGCCATGAAGGAGATTAAGGAGCGCGTCGCCGACGAGCTGCTGCCGCGCGCGTTCAGTGTCGCCAGTACCACCAACGTCTGGATCGACCCTGTGCACGGCTGGCTCTGCGTAGACGCCGCCAGCCCCTCGAAGGCCGATGAAGTAATCAAGCTGCTGCTCAAGGCGGTCGACCGCATGCCGCTGGAAAGCCTGCGCGTGCAGCGCTCGCCGGTGGGCGTGATGACTGAATGGCTGCAATCGGACGAGGCGCCCGCCGGCTTCACGGTCGACATGGACGCCACGCTGCAGGCGACTGGCGAAAGCAAGGCCACCGTGCAGTGGAAGCGCCCCACGCTGGAAGCCGAAGAACTCGGCCGCCATATCGCCGCCGGAAAGCAGTGCACGCGCCTGGCCATGACCTGGGAATCGAAGATCAGCTTCGTGTTGGACGAGAGCCTGGCCATCAAGAGCATCAAGGCGCTGGACGTACTCAAGGAAACCGAGGCGAGCACCCGCAACGACGACGAGCGCTTCGACAGCGACTTCATGCTGATGACCGGCGAGCTGAACAAGATGCTGGCCGATGTGGTTGAGGCGCTGGGCGGCCCTGCTGAGGGCGATGCACCGATGAAGCCCGCGCCCGTAGCGCGCGGCGAAACGTTGCTGGCACTGGGCGGCACCGCTGGCAAGGCGCGCCGGACCGTGGAAGTGGCGGCCAAAATGTACGAGGCACATACGGCCGCCAAGACGCTCCTGGGCGCCACCTTTTCCGCGCACATGGCCGAATTGCGCGCTGAGATCAAGGCGGAAGCTGCCAAGCGCGGCGTTAGCGACCTGGGCGCATTAACGAGCCTATGCACGGCGACATACGACACCAACCGCCAGATGCAGCTGCTGGCCGCCTACGTCGACATGGAAGATGCGAGCGAGGATGGTGCGGTAGGCGCAGTTGTCGGTGATCGCAACTTGGCGGCGGCGCCGGGAGCGACAGCATGAGCACCACCTTCTACAAGACCAATGACGCGGCGGCACTTGCCGCGATGGCCATCTACGACGAGCATGTGGCCGAAGTGCGCAAGGCAGGCGCCGAGTTTGCTGCGCACTACGGCGGCACGCTGTTAGCGCGCGCTGATCTTCACGGCTACAGCATAGCGGGCCTGTGCTTCCACCCCGAAAAAAATGATCCGTTGTGGACGAAGCCTGACCCGAAGTCCGCAGGCATGCAGCGTCCGCGCACGTCCATCAAATCCGCCACTAAGGAACAAAGGGCGGAGCTTGCAGAGTTGCTGGCGGGCTGGCAGGCGCGATTCCCTATCGCGAAAGCAGATCTGGAACCGGTGCTGACCGCCATGGGCACTGATTGGGGCAACCTGTTCTTCTGCGGATTCGCCATGTTCCAGCACAACGGCTGCATCTACGTGGCAACTGGCGCGAAGCTGGCGCCGGTCATGCAGGAAATCCTGGGTAGCGAGTACAACGCGGCGAAGTCGGCGCATCGAGCCATCAAGGCGGCGGCATGAAATCCTATTGCCTCGGCTACACGCACAACAAGTGCGATACCTGCCAGCACGAGAAGAACTGGCAGACGCTCAACCAAATGCCGGACGCATTACGGCGGCCCATGCAGCGCGAAATGATCCGGGTGGACAGCACGCGCTGCCGGATGACGGATATGGGCTTGCATGCGAGTTCAAGTAACCCGAAAGGAGCTACCCCATGAACACCAACCTAACCATCGAGCAGCAGGCCCTGGCCGCCTGCCGCGAATTTGTACGCGCCTCGGCCCGCGCTCTAAAGCTGACGCGCGACCTGGGCGTGGAATTGCTGAGCTGCCCGAACGGGGGGGCAACCATGCGCGCCTGTGACTGCCCGCACTGCAAGCAGGCCGCCAAGCTGGTAAAGGAGCGCCAGCAGGTATCGCAGCGCCTGAGCGTCGCCAAGCGGCATATTGACCGCGTGGGGAGGGCTTCGGCATGAATCGCCTGAAAGCCTACGAGGTCTACGACGGCGGCGACAACTGGGCAATCCGCTTCGCTCCCAGCAATGTGGTCGCGCGGCGCGAAGGCGCGAATGAATGCGGCTGCGAGTTCAACGAAGTAGACCACTGCCGCCGCATGCCTGAGCTGGACCAATATGCACCGGGGCCGGTACCAGCTGCGGCGCTGATCGCCGCTGGCTGGTCGTATAAATGCAGTGGTTACGGCTGCTCAAATCCGGTCTTCGACGATACCGAGGGCAAAACATTCAGCGCCACCGGTACTGCGTATTGCTGCGAAGCGTGCATGGCGCAGGACTTCGCTCGCCAACGCGGCCGCGCCGCAGCCGAAGCAGCACTGATCGAACTGGTCGAGGCGCGCATGCCGGGTTCCAAAGTCACCAGCGTCCATGTGTACGGCTGCCGTTTGGAATCCGCGCGGCCAGGCGCTGGCGCCAGCAGCATCGCCTACCTGAATTTCCCAGGCGGTCAGTACGGCGCGGAATGGGTGTTCGGCGAAGACGGGCCGCGCATACATGGCGACGACCTGCCAGCGCTCCGCGCGCTGTATCCGGATCCCGACGACGGAGCGCAGCCATGATCCCCAGCCCCGACCAAGTAGGCAAAGAGCGCTCGCGCGGCAACTGCACGTCGCGCGGCCCGGGCTTCACCTTCCACTGCGCCAAGTGCCAGCAGCGCAAGGGACTAACAGGAAGCAAGAATATCGCCCGCAAGCGGTGCTGCGCTGGCTGCGTGGCGGGTGGCGCATGAACTCCCTCTCCGGAAAAGCAGTCCAGATCGCGCCAGCGCGCCCGCGCATGCAATGCAGCCCTGAGTTCGCTCGGATACAAGACCCCGACCTAGTCGCTAAGACAAATGCGTGGATGGCTGATTTCTTCGGCTACTGGGAAACCGTTCCCGACGGCCAAGTCCTCATTCTGAACGACGGCGCCGTGCTGTTGATGAACCAGAAAACGTGGGACAGGGTTAGGCGAGCAGCGACTGCCGGGGAAACCAAATGAACAATTCAAACGAAAGGTCTGCAATGGAAAACAAACCGCAAACCGGCCCGAACTGGGGCCTGATCATCCTGGTGATCGTGGTGCTGGGCCTGTGGACCGGCGCCATGGTCGACGTATATGTTGAATGGAGTGCAGCGTAATGGACCTCAATCCTCTGAATGACAAGATGACGCCGCAGGCACAGCCCGCGCTGACGGATGCGCCAGGTGATGGTAGTGCCCTGGGAATCGCCCGCGAAGCGCTGCAGTTCTACGCCAACCAAGAGCATTTCCACATGCACGATCCAGATGCATGGGACACAGTTAGTGGCGAACCACAAAACTTCTACGAGGACGCCAGCAACACGGCGACGGTAGAAGATGGCGCGGTGGCCAAGATGGCGCTGGAGCAGATCGCAGGCGCAAACGGTACGGCACAGTGTCTGGCACCGGATGAGCGGGCGCCCACTAATCCGCTGTTAAATCCTGACGAGCAAGCGGCGTTTGAAGCGTGGTTCAAAAGTGAATGGCCGCTGACCTTCGGCCAAGCCATGGCCGACGCAAGCAGTGAGGCTGCGGAATGCGTTGGAGCGACGCGGAGCGGTTATTTGGCCGGCCGCGCATCCATCGCCCCAGCACAGTCAGTAACGGCGCAATCGGATCATGACGAGGCCGTCCGCTTGCTGGGCTGTGTGTTTGACGCATGGGAAAACGGCGACGACTGCCACGAGGGCGGCGACCCAAGCAACACGTACATGGGAAAGTGCTTCCAGCTGGATGACGATGTGTTCCAAGCGTGCTGTTCTCTCCTGAACCGGCTTAACCAGCCGCGCAATGTCGCCCCGCCACCTGCATCTGTAGCCGCGCCTGCTGTTGCGGAGGGCTGGAAGCTGGTGCCCATCAAAATGGCTCCGGATCATCCTGCGATGATCGAAGTCCTGATCAAGGCGTTTGACGTAGCCAAAGCAGGCGGGAGCCTCCTCTGGCAAGACCTTTGGAGCGACCTGCTCGCCGCCGCCCCATCTGCTCCAGTAGGAGGCGCCCTATTGCGGCCTGAATCCGATGGCAAGATGCCATTTTTGAGCGTGTAAGGAGGCAGACCATGGCTAAGCAAGAAAAGTGCGGCACCTGCCAGCGCGGCGAACGTCACTTCGACGGCTGCTCACACTCGGACTGCCCGAAGCGCCGCATGCAGACGGCCCGGGTGAACGGCGAGCATGCATACGCAGATTGCAGCGGCGTCCTGCATGGGCAGGCGGTCAACGGCGGACCGCGCCGCATACCGATTATCAAGGATGAGGAATAGCCATGAGCGACGACAACGTGATCCACGCCTTCAAACCTGCCGATCTGCCAGAGCAAACGCTGCTTATCGAAAAGCCGCCCGCCGGGAAGCCATATTTCTGCAACCACGAGCAGCTGCGCATCGACGCGCACGAGCGAACGATTCACTGCGCCCGATGCGATCAGGCATTTGACCCGTTCAACTTCCTACTCCACCAGGCGCAGACGCTGCAACGGGCCTGGCAGGACTATGCCAGCGTCAAACGGGATCTGAGCGACACGCAGGATCGCGTGACGGCTTTGAAGAAGGAAGAAAAGAGCCTGCGCGGAAAGGTCGACCGGTTGAAAGATAAGGTCGGCGTCGTGGACGTGCGCGGCAAGTCCGTCCTTTAATCATTCACCCAGGGCAGAGAGGCACACGATGGACTTCATCCCACAGAAATTCACTGCGCACGTCAGCGGCCGGAAATGGCTGCTATTTGATCTCGAATTCGATACGGCGGATGGGAAATTCTCCACCTACATCTATGCGCTGTCGCACGAGCATGCCGAAATGATTCTGGTGGAATTGAAAGCGACCGCCCGAGTCGCCGGCCAAGTTGTCGGCGCCGAGCCGGCCTAACCCTTCGCCCACAGGGCGCGAAAGAAACTATGAGCGTTACCACTGAAGACATGGACAAGCTGCGCCACATGCTGGGCGCGATTCCCGGCCGCTATCCGAAGAACAAATGGGGCTGGCGGAACTACTACTGCGCGGGCAGCGCTGACAACGAGCACATGCAGCGCCTGGTCGCGGCCGGCTACACCACTCAGGGCCACACGCAGAACAACGGCAGCACGTATTTTCACGCTACCGAGGCCGGATGCAAGGCGGCAGGACTGGACCGCGCAGGCATTAAACGCGCCTTCGAAGATTAATTCCGGGAGAACGAATTGAACAGCTATGAGTCTGATGAAATGAAACTGCTCGAGCAGATCGGCCGTAAAATCGGGTTCGGGCGGGCATGCCAAATACTCGGCGACCAATGGGACGATCACCTTGAAAAGGACTGGGGGTTGCCGCGCGGTCGCGGGAAGATGGAACGCCGCAATGATATCGAAGCGATTGAGGCGAAAATCGCTGCCGCCAACGCGCCACCAGCAGCCGAGCCATTCCAGGCGCGCGTGCAGCCCTGGATGATGGCCTGCTTCGGCGAGATGATCTCCGGCGACCGCGAGGAGCGCAACCACCGCTTCCTCGAGGAGGCGCTTGAGTTGGTCCAAGCCTGCGGCTGCACCACCAGCGAGGCGCACCAGCTGGTGGATTACGTGTACGGCCGCGACGTCGGAGAGAAGGTGCAGGAGGTGGGTGGCGTTATGGTCACGCTGGCCGCCCTGTGCCTGGCGCAAGGGTTGGACATGCATGCCGCTGGCGAAACGGAGCTGACCAGGATCTGGACGAAGGTCGACGCGATCCGCGCCAAGCAGACAGCGAAGCCAAAGTATGGCCCGCTGCCGGGCGTGACGCCGGCGCCCTCCTCTTTCCCGCCCAATCCGGCCCACGCTATGGCGCGCAAGAAGGCTAAGGCCGAGACGGCCGCCCGGCGCGCCCGTGCGGCCCCATGTGACATCTGCGCTGGCACCAAGACAGCATTCGGGAAGCGCTGTGTGTGCGCGACGGAAAAGAATCAGATTAAATCGGAAGGAAAAGCCGCATGACCATGACCAAAAAATTTCTCCGCCTGCCCGCCGTGATCGAGGCCACTGGCCAATCGCGCAGCACCATCCTCCGCAGGGTTAAAGCTGGCGCCTTCCCTGCTCCAATCCACCTCGGGCCGCGCGCGATCGCTTGGGATTCCGCCGACGTGGCGCGCTGGCAAGAGGAATGCATCGCTGCAAGTCGGGCAAACGGGTAATGGCTCAGACGGTTCCAGATGATGTTTTGCAAGGCCACCAATCTGTAGGGGTAAATGTAGGGGTAAATTTCGCGGACAAGAAAAAGGCCAGCTCATCGGCTGGCCTAAGTCATTGATTTGTCTGGTCGGGGCGAGAAGATTCGAACTTCCGACCCCTTGCACCCCATGCAAGTACGCTACCAGGCTGCGCTACGCCCCGACAGACGCACGCATTATAGCAGCA